TACAAGTGGTGCTGAACCATTATATTTTTTAGATTATATCGCTACTGGTAAATTAGAATCAAAAAATTTATCACAAATTGTAGATGGAATTGCAAAAGGTTGTAGAATGGCAGGATGCACTTTACTTGGTGGAGAGACTGCAGAGATGCCAAGATTTTACAGTGCAGGTAAATATGATCTAGCAGGATTTTGCACAGGTGTTGTTGAAGAAGATAATTATCTTGACGGAAGATTAATTGAAGAAAATGATGTCATAATTGGAATTGAAAGTAGTGGACTTCACAGCAACGGATTTAGTTTAGTGAATGAGATGTTACGAACACACAAAATTTATTATAAAGATGTCTCTGAGATTGGAAATCCAACTATAATTTATGCTGATGTTGTGAAAGATTGTTTGCAAAATAGTTCAACTATAAAAGGAATGGCACACATTACTGGTGGAGGTTTACAGGAAAATATTCCAAGAATCATACCAAAAGGTTTAGGTGTTCGTTTAAATTATGATGCTTGGCCATTACCAAAAATATTCTATAAGATTATGATTGCTGGTGAGATACCACCAGAAGAGATGAAATCTGTATTTAATCTAGGTATTGGATACTGTATAATTACATCACCAGATGGTGAAGATAACATTCATCACATTATCAACAAAAATGGATTTAATTCTTGGACAATTGGAAAAGTTGTGCTATAATGTATTTGTCAGAGAAATACTGGCTGCGGTTATGCCCTTTGGTAGGTTCAGCATAAGCGGCTATAGGAATCTACCTTTTAACTAATTAGTAAAATGTCAATTAAATTAACTATTCTAAAAACTGGTGAAACTATAATTTCTGAGATGCAAGAACTTGTTGCTAAAGGTCAAGAAGAAACTCAAGCTGTACCTAATGCTTATCTTCTAAAAAGTCCACACGTTGTCAGAACAAGAGATAAAGACTTTATCACAGAAGATGAGAAAGAAAAAAAACAATATGGTATTGATGTGTTTATGACACCTTGGATTATCTTGTCTAAAGATAAAGAGATTTTATTACCTCCAGATTGTGTTATGACGATTGTTGAACCAATTGAAAGTATTAAACAAATGTTTATAGATAAAACAGATACTACTATTGAAGAGGGGACAAATGACTAAAGAAATAAAATGTATATTAGTTGATGTTGATAATGTTCTTATTAGCGAAATAGAAGAAGTCGATGCTGAACTTGGAAATCCAAATTGTAAGTTGATTAATCCAGTTGTATTCGAGTCTCTTGAGAAAATGAAACCATTGCTAGAGGCTTCCAATGATACTGAATATATGATAAGATCAGAGGACATACTCACAATTGCTGATCCTACACCAGAAGTAATTGCAAAATATAAAGAACTTACTTCATGAGATTTTATACAAACGTCCAAATGGTTGGTGACAACTTTCTTGTTCGTGGTTACGAAGATGGTAAACACTTTGCAACCCGTGAGAAGTTTTATCCAACTCTTTTTGTTGACTCCAAACGTAAATCAAAATATAAAACACTTGATGGTAAATATGTGGAATCAATTGAACCTGGTTCTGTAAGAGATTGTCGTGACTTTATAAAGAAATATAATGAGATTGAAAACTTTAATATCTACGGTAATGAAAGATTTATATATCAATATATCTCAGACAAGTATCCAGAAGTTGAAGTTAAGTTTGATATTGAAAAAATTAAATTAACCACAATTGATATTGAGGTTGCATCTGAGAATGGATTCCCTGATGTAGAATCTGCTGCGGAAGAAGTATTATTAATTACTCTACAGGATTATACAACAAAACAGATTCGTACTTGGGGTCGTGGTGCATTTAATAATAGACAAGAGAATGTAATCTATAAGGGATTTAATACAGAATACGAACTCCTTACAGATTTTATTCATTGGTGGATGATTGAAGAGAATACACCAGAAGTTATTACAGGTTGGAATAGTAAGTTTTATGATATTCCATATCTCTGTCGTCGTATTGACAGAATACTTGGTGAGAAACTTAAGAAAAGAATGTCACCTTGGGGTCTTGTAACCGAAGAAGAAACCCATATTATGGGTCGTAAACAAATTTCTTATGATATCGGTGGAGTGTCTCAGTTAGATTATCTTGACTTATACAAAAAGTTTACTTACAAAGCACAAGAATCATATCGTTTGGATTATATTGCAAGTGTTGAACTTGGTCAAAAGAAATTAGACCACAGTGAGTTTGATACATTCAAAGACTTCTATACTCAAGGATGGCAGAAGTTTGTAGAATACAACATCATTGACGTTGAACTGGTTGACCGTCTTGAGGACAAGATGAAATTGATTGAACTTGCACTGACGATGGCATATGATGCAAAGGTCAACTATGAAGATGTATTCTATCAAGTAAGAATGTGGGATACGATTATCTACAATTATTTGAAGAGAAGAAATATTGTTATACCTCCAAAGAATAGGTCACATAAAAATGATAAGTATGCGGGTGCATATGTTAAAGAACCGATACCTGGAAAGTATGACTGGGTGGTGTCTTTTGACCTCAATAGTCTGTATCCCCATCTTATTATGCAATATAATATTTCCCCCGAAACATTACTCGACAACAGGCATCCATCAGTCAACGTTGATAAGATACTTGCTGAAGAAGTAACATTTGAGTTGTATAAGGACAATGCTGTTTGTGCAAATGGTGCAATGTTCCGTAAGGATGTTCGTGGTTTCTTACCAGAACTGATGGAGAAGATGTATAATGAAAGAGTCATCTTCAAGAAGAGGATGATTAAGGCAAAGAAAGCATATGAAAAAACACCAAGCAAAGACCTTGAAAAAGAAATTGCAAGGTGCAACAATATCCAAATGGCAAAGAAGATTTCTCTTAACTCTGCCTATGGTGCGATTGGTAATCAATACTTCCGCTATTACAAACTAGCAAATGCGGAAGCAATCACACTTTCTGGTCAAGTATCCATACGTTGGATTGAAAATAAAATGAACCAGAAGATGAATAACATATTAAAAACGGAGGATGTGGATTATGTTATTGCTAGTGATACTGACAGTATCTATCTCAACTTGGGTGATTTGGTCGATAGGGTATACGAGGGCAGAGAAAAAACTAATGAGAGCGTTGTGTCGTTCCTTGACAAGGTGTGTGAAAAACAATTTGAGCCTTATATTGAGAGTTCTTACCAAACGTTGGCCACGTACGTAAATGCTTATGATCAAAAGATGTTTATGAAGCGAGAGAACATCGCTGAACGTGGCATCTGGACAGCAAAGAAAAGATACATCTTAAATGTTTGGGATAGTGAAGGTGTTCGTTATGATGAACCTAAACTGAAGATGATGGGTATTGAAGCAGTTAAATCATCAACTCCCGCACCTTGTCGCACAATGATTAAGGATGCACTCAAGTTAATGATGAATGGCACTGAAGAAGATGTAATTGACTTTATAGATGAATCAAGAAAAAAGTTTAGAAAATTACCACCAGAAGAGATTGCTTTTCCTCGCACTGCATCAAATGTACAGAAGTATCGTTCTATTTCTTCAATCTATGAAAAGGGAACTCCTATACATATACGGGGTGCATTACTTTTTAATCATTATGTCAAGAAGAACAAACTTGATAAAAAGTATTCGCTGATTGGTAATGGTGAGAAAGTTAAATTTCTCTATCTGAAAAAACCAAATATCATTCAAGAGAATGTCATCTCATTCATCCAAGATTTTCCAAATGAACTTGGTATCAATAAGTATGTCGATTATGATTTACAATTTGATAAAAGTTTTGTGGAACCACTTAAAACTATTTTGGATGCAATCGGGTGGAATGTTGAAAAGACTGTAAACTTAGAACTATTTTTTTCCTAATGGAATTACCTATTAATGAACAAGATTTAGAAACAATCGTAAATGCTCTTTCTCTTGGAGGAGATGCAAGATTGTATCATCTATTGAAAGATTTTAAACAACACAAAAATAATGAGGATAACCTTGACGATTTGATATAAAGATAGTATAATAAAAATAAAATGGATTGTTGGCACTGTGGCACTGAACTCATCTGGGGTGGAGATCACGATTTAGAAGAAGAGTTCTATGGTGAAGATCACGCATATGACTTTGTAACTAATTTATCTTGTCCAAAGTGTCAATCCTATGTTGAAGTACATCATCGTAAAGAGGGTAAAGAATGGATTTCTTAAAGGAAATAGTAAAAGAGATTGGTGACGATTTCACCAAAGTAGCAAAGGACATAGATGAAACAGAAAGATTCATTGATACAGGAAGTCATATTTTTAATTCGCTTGTTAGCGGTTCCATTTATGGTGGCGTTTCTAGTAATAAGATTACTGCCATTGCTGGTGAAAGCTCTACTGGAAAGACTTATTTTTCCTTGGCTGTTGTCAAAAACTTTTTGGATAATAACCCTGATGGTTACTGCCTTTATTTTGACACCGAGGCTGCTGTCAACAAAGGACTACTTG